GCATCAATCTTATTGAAGAACTCTTTCTTTTCTTCATCAGACATTGATGGGATAGATTTCCCTGCTTTCTCTAAAGCTTTTTTGAAAAATGTTTGATACTCAGTTTCTTCTGCCATAACAGTTCTGAGTGTGTCTTTGATAGTTTCTCTGGTAATATTCATTCGATTGCCAATTATAATTTAGTTATAGAAGAAACAATGTTGTTCAATCTCTCTCTAATTTTGAACAAATTCTTTTGTGTTCTTTTCCAATATTGGTTTGAATTTAAATCATTTTCTTTTTTGATTTTACCATACCATCTTAGGAATGTTTCAATCTCAGAAAGTTGTTTATTAATAGTTGAAATACCTCTACCAATTTTTTGCTTTGGAGTGGATTCATCTTTTTTTAATTCTAACCAACGATTTTCGTTAACTCTTTTATAACCACTTGCTTTATTTATAGTATCAACAAATTCATCATCATTTTCTTCATCTTCATCAGTTCCATCAGTATCTTTAAAAGCATTGGGAGTGTTGTAACCAGCTACATCACCAGTAGTAGTGGTTTCATCCATTTCCAACTCTTCATTTTGGATTTCATCAATTAAATCCTCAATAAGCTTTTTTAAGTTACTCATTTATTTTTTACTCTTTAATTCTTTAATTAATTCGTAAGACATCATTAGAGATGAAACATGATTATCAGATACTACTTTTCCAATTTTAGTTTTAGCTAAAACTGAAACAGTTTCTGCTAACTTAATTTTAGTTACTTTATCTTTTATACCTTTAGATAATGTTTTTAGTTCAGAAACGATTGAAGGTATTTCTTTTTGAACATAAGATTTAAAACCAGTAGTATTAGATAGGTTGTTGATGTATTCTCTTAATAGGTTTTTCTGGTTTTCATCTAAATTAGAGTACTTTTTGTTGAAAGTTTCTACTAAAATTTTATAAGTTAACAATCTTAAATCTTTATCTTGTTTTTTATAAGATTCAACAATCTGAGTAGTGTTACTTTTTTTAGATGATAAAGTAGATGGCTTAGATGTAATTGATTCAATGAGGGTAATCTTTGAATTGAATACATCTTTAACATCGTAATTACTCATCCGTTTAGATTCAAAAATCTTATAGATTGATGCAAGTACTCTATAATTTGAAATAGGTGAAGATAGGAATTCATCCATATTGAATGATTCATTAATCTTTTTGATAAGATTATACTTCTCTCTTTGTAATTGTTTTTGGTCAATACGATTATGAGCTTCATTGACAGTATCAATAAACTTTTCAGCTCTTGATTCTGAATTGTACCTTTCTTTGATAAGAAGTTCGTACAATCTTAACTCTTTGTTTAACTCTGTTTTTGGACTAAAAAATTCACTTACGATTTTTTTAGCCTTTTCACTTGTATCACCGTTAAGAACTTCTAGTGTAATTTGTCTTACTAAAAGTTCAAACAGAATACCAGTATTCTTAAATTTTGAATGTTTTACCCTCTTCATTGTGTTTTTATCCTATAATAATATATCAATATACGATACAATACATCGTATATAAATATAAGTTAATTTTGATTTCCTTAATTTTTATTCATCAATCAAATTTGCATCATCTAAAAAGTCTCCGTTTTCACTCATCAACTTTCGTTTTGCCGAAACTCCATTTACATATTCTTTAGCAACTTTTTGTGTTCTTTTACTAATTGTAGACTCTGTTTTTGATAACGCTTTTTCATTTTCTTTTTTACCTAATGGGTCTCTCCCATAAGGATGTTTATCTTTACCATAGGTGTTTCCCTCTTTTGGTCTACCACCTTTGTTCTTTAATTCAGTTTTTAGTTCTTCTAATTCATCTTCAACATCGGTAGGTTGTGCTTCCATTGCTGGGTCATTACCTTCATCTTCAATTGAACGATATCTAAATCTATCTTTTAAATCATTAATAAGTTGAGTTTTTTGGAAATCAACTTCATCATCACTAAAGTTAAAGATATTTTTGTATGCCCAATCCTTCGATACCATATTTAATCCCTGAATATCAGAAACTAATCTAACTTTTTCACTCCAAAGATTTACTTTTTCTTGTTCATAAATTGTAGATGGATTTACTAAATCTAATTCAAAATCTACCATCTCAGCACCTTCAATTCCTTGCGCTGCTAAATGAGTTACTGCCAATTTAGTTAATTCAGAAATAAGTGTTCTTTGGATTCTTTCGATTGTTCTTGCAAATCTCACATCTTCAGCCGCAAGAGTTGCTTTACCATTTACATTCTCATCATATCCCAAATATGCTTTTGGAATTTTAAGAGCTGCAAATAGTTTATTTTTTAAGTAATCGATATCATCGATAGCAGTATATTCTAACCCACCCAATGAATCGATTTCAGTTCCACTATCACCACCCCTAACAGGTAAGAAGAAATCTTCAGTTAAGTTTTGGATATTGTACTTTAAGTTATAATCACCAGTCTTTTTATCCACAAATGGAGTTTTCTTCATTTTGTTGATAATCCTTTGCATGTAGTTATCAACTTCTTGTGGTGGGATATTACCAATATCAATTTTGAAAACTCTCTTATCCGGTGCTCTCATAATTCTATGAATCAACATAGCATCTTCCATCAAAGAAACTTGTTTCCAAATTCTTCTACCATTTTCAATCATAGCCTTACCATAAGGTAGGAAGTTGGTATCTGATAATAATCTGAAATGTACTACTTCATAATTTTCATATTCACCTTTACCAATTGGGTCGTTGTTTACATTAAACTTTACATAATTTGCATTATTTGGGTCAGTATTCTCTAATCTTTCAGTTTCATAAACTGGAAGTGGTCTTACATTAATAATACCAACACCCGGTTGGATTTCTTGTAGTAAAAAGAAATCACCATACTTAACCATATTTCGTGTCCAAGACCATAGGTTAAATTCTATGTTTAAAACATCATAGAAAAGATTTTCTAAGATATCTTTTACTTTTTCATTTTTTGATTTGATTTGTACAACTTCACCAAATTCATTTTTAAGTGTACATTCATCTGCGTATATATCTAATGCTGATGAGATAATTGGGTCATTATCCATCGCATCATAATCTCTGAATAGTTCTCTACGAACTTGATGGTATGCCATTGATTGAGCTGCCATCTGGTCTCCATAAAAAGACCTTTGAAGTTTAGTGTACCTATCTCTTAAATTCATTAAGTTAGTACCACCTTGTTGTCTATCATCTACATCAATAACTTTTCTCTTCCCATCCTTGTCAACCTTTACGATTGCTTGGGTAGAAAAGAGTTTCGTTAATCGATTAAAAAATGAACTATTGTTTTCTTCTGCCATTTTGTTTCCTTATTTTATAACCTTTATTTATTTACCATGCTTTACAACTCCAATACCTAGCCTTATGTCTTGGACCAGGATTATCACAGTTGTGTCTTGCTCTAAATGATTTTCTTCGTGATGGAATATCTTTTTGTATTTGCATTGTTTTTTCACCCGCTTTCTTTGCTGATGTTCCACCATGTCCGAAGTTTACCTTTACAACATTTCCCTTTGGATTTTTTACATATACTTTGAACTTTTTAACATCACCTCTCATAGGTTTGTTTAACTTAACCTTTCTACCTTGATATTCAGCTTCGTTAATATCCTCTTTCATATTTTTTAGAAAATGGATAAACTCTTTTAAATCATAATAGTTTTCTACATCGTATTCTTCGATGTTTTCATCTAAAACTGATTTAAATTCGTTGTAAAGTTCTTCAGAATAATTTTCCATAATAGTTCTTATAATTAACTTATACTATATAAATATTAAAAAGTAAATTTATAACCATTTAGTTAAGTCCTCAACATCATCACCGACATTCATTTGCCAAGGATTTTCATCATTATCATTTCCACCATATATCCCACTATAAGTATATGTTGATATACCATCAATCGCTCTTTTTGTTAAATCAATACCCTCTTGTCTCAATCTCAGAGCGGTATCTCTTACCCAAAGTGAAATAGCTAAGCTCATTGTTAAATCATCATTGTATCCTCTCATTGCTTCCGCTCTACCATTCATCCAAATAAATGTGAATAGTTCATCAATAGTTCTAACTGAACGAATGATGATTGATTTTTCTCTAATGTATTCTTCCAACTTTGAAATGATTAGAGGTCTAGTTCGAGAAGTAGTTGAGAATCCAGCTACCATTCCTCTATCTTGAGCTCTATATCTATTTGAATGTTGATGTTCAACATCTACATATTTTAAATCCTTACTCATATAATATAAGTTAGGATAGTTTCTATCAATAACTTGTTGGATGGTTGCCCAACCAATGTTAGCATTTTCAATCACAAGTAATGCATTATTGTATTCTGTTGCTAAACTCACTAAGAAGTTTCCAAAATCTTTGGTATCCAATTTACCTTTATATTCTGCAACTTGTTCCGAATCTTCTACATCAATTACATGGGCAGCGGAGTAATCTGAAGAATCCCCTCTCGCAACATCAGCAACTACTATGTAAGATTTGTTATAATTTGGATATTGCCACTTCCATAAGTTACCATCAAATCCACCTTTTTCAACAGGTTCTTGAACATAAGTTTCTTTATAGAACTGAAGTATTTGTGGTTCGATTACTGAATCACCCGATGATACGAAATCACAATCACATTCTTGTGCTGCTCCTTTTGGTCCCAATAGAGTTTCTTGCTCATCTCTCCAACTTTGGTCTCTTTCTGGATGTACACTCCAATGTAATCTAATATTGTTGAATCCATTCGTACCATCTTCAGAACCTACCCAAGTTTTGTGAAAGAAGTTACCTACACCATTTGGAGTAGATAGGATAATTGCGTTACCACCCGTTGATAATGTAGATTGTGCAGATACCCAAATTTCTTCAATCTTATCGATAAATGCAGCCTCGTCAAATACCAAAAGGGATAGTGCTTCCGAACGACCAGCATCTCCAGCAGCTGAAGTTGCTTTTATCTGAGAACCATTTGAGTATCTAAGGGATAGTTTGTTATCTTCAACTGTTGTTAGTTTTAACCAAGATGGTAGATAATGATTCATTACCCTAACCTTAGTTACTA